TAGTAGTTTCAGAATCTTCTCCAAGCACATTATACATCTATACAGACATTATTTCAAATATATTTTCTGATTCTTCTTTGCAAATAGAAAAATTAAGAAAAAATACTTTTACTGGATGTGTTAGAGGGTTTAGTGGCATTGAAAAATTATCAAGAATTAATGTTCCAGAAACATTATCATTTTCAAAGACTTCAGCACAATCTCACAAAAGAAATTCTATTGTACAAAATTTAAGTAGTTTATTTGCTAGAGAGTTTTTTAAAAAACTTAAAGGACTGTATGCCCCAGATTTTGAAGGAGTTGACTTTGATCCAAATCTAAATTCAGTACAATTCATTAAACAACTAAAGGATTTTTATTCATCAAAAGGAACAGATGAATCAATTAAAATTTTATTCAGAGTTCTTTATGGCCAAGAATCTGATGTAATTAAACCTCAAGAATTTTTATTTAAAACATCCGATGCGGATTATTTAAAATCCAAAAAGATGGTAGTGCAACACTCAAACCCTCTTTTCAGAAATAGAGGGGCCAGAGAATTTGCAAACGTTCCTGATGTAAAAAGAATAGAAGGATCAGAAATTGTTCAATCGTCTCCAAGAACATCTGCACCTGTTTCGAGAGTAGATGAGTTTAGATACAATAATGAAAGTTATTATTTACTTTCGATACCAGATGATGTAGAAATCAATCGGTTTCAAATTACCAAGAAAACAAGACTTACCAATTCTCTATCATCTGGATCAAAAACAATCACAGTTGACTCAACACTGCCATTTCCACGAAGTGGTAGATTATTTTTAGGAGGAAAAGAAGTTGTATCTTACACAGATAAAACATTTAATCAATTCTTAAATGTAAGTTCATTTTCTCAAACATATACTTATGGCGAAGAAGTATCAGAAATAATTAATACCTATGCATATGCTATAGATGATTCAGAATTAAAAGTAGATCTTCACATCACAGGAGTTTTATCAGATTTTGACATACCAAATGATTATAATTTATTAAGATCTGGTGATGTAATCAAAGCAGGTGCTCCAGGTATCATTAAAAATGAGAATGATGCATTGTTTAATAGTTGGTTGATGAATACTAGTGTCAACTTCAAAATTAAAGAAATTTCTTCAACTACCACTTTTGGAACGTATCGTATTGTTACAAATTCAAGTCATATTTTCACAGAAAAGGATACTGCAGAAATTATTTACAATGATCTTTCTTCAGTATCATGTATCATAAATTCGATTACAGACTCTAATACTATTATTATTTCCAACGCTGGATCTTTAGACTTAAACATTATTTTAGGTATTAGAAGAAAAACTTTATTTGGAAATAGTGATGTTCACGAAAGTATTAAGAAATATAGCACTGATGTGCAAAATGTCTACGATAGAAGTGGGGATGCCTATGTTGCTTCCGGATCAATTCCATTTTTAGGTGGAAAAAATATTACTTTAACTGATAGATCAGTTACTTGGTCAGGAACAACTATTGGAATTAACATTCAAGTAACTTCAGGACCTGTAGATCATGGATTTTACAGTGGAGAAATTGTAAAATTCAAAACTCTTTCAGGTTCTTTAAGTGGTTTAATCAATAACAAAAATTACTATGTAAAAAGAGTTACTTCAAATGTAATTAATTTATCTAACAGTCTTGTTGATTTGGCTAACAGTAGATTCATAAGTGTATCAGGCACAGGTAGATTTAGAATTGAACTTCCAAATTTTTCAGGTAAAGTTGTGGAGACACAAAAATTACTCAAAAGAATTTCAAAAAAACCAAATTTTGATGGAGGAACTTATGAGACCTCTCCAGGAAATATAGGTATTTTAGTTAATGGAGTAGAAATACAAAATTATAAATCTGGAGATAAAGTTTATTTCGGTGCCATACAAGATGTTGAAGTTTTAGGTGGAGGGCAAAATTATGATGTTATCAACCCACCTAGAGTTATTTTCGAAAGTGAAAATGGAACGAGTGCTACAGCTATTGCATCTGTAGAAGGATCGTTAAAATCAATAGAAATAATTGATCCTGGATTTGATTATGTCACAGATCCAAGAGTATCCATTACTGGTGGAAATGGGCGTGGAGCAACTGCCGAAGTGCGAATGGAATCATTTTCTCATTCAATCACATTCAATTCATCAAAAATTGATCTCACAAATAATTTGATTGGATTTTCTACTTTTCATAGATTTGAAAATGGCGAAGATGTAATTTATAAATCCTTTGGACAATCCCAAATTGGCATTGGAACAACAGGAACACTAATCAATAACACAGTATACTTTGTTTCTCGAATAGGTCCAAGTAGTATTTCTTTGGCAAATAGTCGAGTTGATGCGATAAATCAAGTAAATTTAATTGATTTATCTACATTAGGATCAGGAATTCAAAGATTTGACAGTGTATCTTTGAAAAAAAGAATAGGAGAGATTATAGTAACAAATCCTGGAAGTGGATATTCTAACAAGAAAAGATTGATTCCATCTGTCGGTATTATTACTACTACAAGTATTATCGAATATAAAAATCACGATTTTAATGACGGTGATTTAATCAAATATACAAGCAGTAATATTTCAATTGGAGGTCTTATTGATAATAATTTTTATTACGTTATAAGATTAGATGATAATAGATTTAGATTATCGTTTGCAGGATCTAATCAATTTACAGTTTCCGATACTAATTATAGAACTGGACAGTACGTTGGAATTAATTCTATTGGGTCTGGATCTCACATTTTTAATTACCCGTCAATTTTAGTTTCTTTAAGTGGACAAATTGGAATTAAAAAATCTTCCATAGAAGATTACACTGCAAAAATAAGACCTGTTTTTGGTGGATCTATAACTTCAATTAACCTAGAAAATTCTGGAAGAGAATATGGATATAATACAATTTTAAACAATTCAAAAGTTGTAAATGTGAGAGTATCCGCAGCAGATACTCAAAGTTCATACAAAGCAGTTTTGAATAAAAATGGTTCAATTGTAGACGTTATTATCACACAAAAGGGTGCTGGATATATTTCTCCACCACAACTTCAAGTTTTTGGAGATGGAATTGGTGCAGATCTTGTAGCAATTTCTGCTGGAAGTAGTATTACTTCGGTAAAAATTAAAAATGGAGGCGTTGGATATTCAACATCAAATTTGGTTATTCAAGAAAATCTTCCTGGATTTGGTGCTAAATTTCTTGCCAATTTAACTGAATGGACAGTAAATGATGTTAAAAGATACGAAAACAGTTTTACTGAAGATGACCTATTCTTAGTTGATGGGGATTCTGGAAGAGGATTAAAATTATCAGCATTGTATGCTCCAAGAGAACTTAGAAAGAATTTAAAACAAAAAAATAGTGATGGAAGTATTAACTACGCACAAAATGATTTGATTTTTAAAAGAAATATTGAAAATCTATCTAACTCACACTCTCCTATTATAGGTTGGGCATATGATGGAAATCCAATTTATGGACCTTATGGGTATAAAAATAAAAACGGAGGACCTATCAAGATTATGTCTCCTGGATATTCTCAAAAATCTTCAAGAGTTGGTGGTCCTCCAACTTCTGCATTTCCTCTTGGATTTTTTGTAGAAGATTATGAATATTTAAATAATGGAGATCTTGACGAAAAAAATGGGAGATTTTGCGTTACTCCAGATTTTCCAAATGGAGTTTATGCTTATTTTACAACAATAAATGAATCTATAGGTACAAAGGGAACATTTAAAAACTACAGAGAACCAAAGTATCCTTACCTAATTGGATCTTACTACGCAGCAAATCCAGACGAGTATAATTTATTAGGAACAAATTCTCAAAATTCAAATATTAATAACGAATCTTATCATAGAAACACATATTCATATAAAGTCGGAGACAAGTTTACTTCATACGATGGAATTTATCAAAATAATTTAGAAGAAGAATCTGAGATTAATTTTACATCTTTAGGAAAAATTGATAAATTTGTAATTGAGAATGAAGGTCAAAATTATCAAGTAGATGATAGACTAGTTTTAGATGAGAAAAGTATAAAGGGAGGATCTGGATTTTCTGCAAGAGTTTCTCAAGTTAATGGACCAAATGTGGTATCTATAGGATACACAGTAACTGAAACGGAGAATGTAGTTTTTACATATAATAGTTCTACTAGCAATGTGATCGGGCACTCTCCATCTCCACACAATTTACTAGAGGGAGATTTAATTACTGTCAGTGGAATCACTACAGATTCTTTAAATCCATTAAATGGTCAGCATAGAATTACAATTTTTGAACCAGTTTATTCTTTATCAACTGGTATTGGAACAACAGGACAAACTGGGATTGTAACTTCAATTTCTGTCGTAGGACCTGATATTACAAATCTAGAAAATATTGCTCCAAATGATATTCTGTCTTTTGGCAGCGAACAATTTTTAGTATTAAATGTTGACGCTGCAAATACAAAACTCAGAGTTTTAAGAAGATATTCTGGAACTGGTGGAAGTAGTATTTCTGCTGGTAATAAATTAACAACTTTAACAAAAAAAATTAATTTTAGTTTAGGTATTAGCACTAACATAGAAACTTTTAAAAATATTCCATATTATTTCAACCCAACACAATCCGTTGCTTTAGGAACATCCTTTGGAGTTGGAATTGGATCAACTATAACATATACTATTAATGTTCCAAATAATGTTCCAACTAATAAATTAATTCCAACTAGATCCATCTATCTAGAAAATCATAATTTTGTTACTGGACAACCATTGACATATTCAAATGGATCATCGTCATCAATTGTAGTTTCAAATCAATCAACAACATTTTCTTTAGATGATAGTTCGACAGTTTATGCAATTAAAGTAAGTTCTGATTTATTAGGAATTTCAACTACTGCTGTTGGCATTGGATCTTCTGGATTTCCTGAAGGAATTGGAGTTCCAGGAAAGCAATTATCATTTATTTCCTATGGATCTGGTTCTTATCATAGCTTTACTCCACAAAAACCAGAATTTAAGGGAACTGTTGAAAAAATAATTGCTACAATAGTTTGTGAAAATGATCACAATCTTTCTCTAAACGATGAAGTTAAAATTTCATTAACACCAGGGATAACAACTACGGTTTCAATTAAATATGATATAAATACCAAATTAACTCTATTAGGAGGAGTTGGAATTGCATCCACTAATGTAAACCCTAATACAAGTAAAATTATAGTTCCTAATCACAACTTTGCAACAGGAGATAAAGTATTATATTCAAGTACAAATCCAGCATCTCCTTTGTTTACAAAAAGATCTTATTTTATAATTCGTATTGATAAAAATACTTTTAGATTAGCAGAAAGTTTTTATAAGGCAACAAAACCGTCTCCAGAATTCATTAACTTATCTTCTTCTGGTGGAGTGACTCAAACTTTATCCAAAATAAATCCACAAGTTACTGCAACTAAGGGTTATACTGTAGTATTTGATTTATCAGACTCTTCTTTAAGTCAGTCAATTTCTGGCAAAAAAATAGAAGTTTTTGATTTTAACATATACAAAGACAGAAATTTTACAATTCCATATTTTATTAATGAAAAATCCAATAAATTTAATGTTAAAAAAATAGGACAAGTTGGTATTGGTAGCGGCAAAGTTCAACTTGAAATTACGGATAGTACTCCAGAGCAACTTTTTTATAGGTTGGAACCAAAATCAACAAATTTAATACAAGATTTTTTCAAATCTCCAATTATTGATACTGAAGTAATAAATTATTCAAGTCTTCAAAGTAAGCAAACTAGTTTATATAATACTACAACAAATGTTATTAGTGTTGGATCAACTTCATTTAAAGTTAATCTAGAATTAGAGCCAGAAAAAAATGTATACACTGCCAATGATGCTACTGTTATTAAATTTTCATCATCATCTCCAAACGTAAAGGGTCCGATTGGAAATATACAAATCTTATCTTCCGGAAATGGATATTCATATCCTCCTGTTGTTGTTTCCGCAGGAACTTCTAACAATTCATCATCTCTTATTAGACTGTATGGATCATCAATTGGTATATTAAAAAAACATACATTAAAGAGTGTTGGTTTCAACTATTCGTCTGATTTAACATTAAGACCTTTTGCTATTTTCCCTCAAACTGTACGATTAGAATCATTATCTAAGTTGGTTGGAATTACAGTAGTTACGGGAGGAAAAAAATATACAGTTCCTCCAAATTTAATTGTAGTTGACGCAATTACTAATGAAGAAATTTCTGGATTTTTACTCGATACTAGATTGAGAGGAACTTCTATTGCTAATGCAAATGTTTTGCAAATACCACAGACTTTGTTTTCAATTTTACCAAAAATTATTGCTACAAATAATTCAAACGGTGTTGGAATTCAAACTGTATCATTTAATTCTTCTACAAATCAAGTTACTCTAAAATTAAATAGGACATTCACTTCTAATAATTTTCCATTTACAATAGGTAATAAAATATTTGTAGAAAACATTGGAATTGTTTCTACTGGAGATGGGTTTAATTCATCAAATTATAGATATGAATATTTTACGGTTGTTGGGGTAAATACAGCAAACAGTCAAATTGTTTATACTATTAATTCAAAAAATCCTGGAAATTTTAACAAAACATCTTCTTCTGGAAAAGTAATTCTGAATACAGATTTGCCAATTTTTGTTCCATTGATGGAACCAACGAAATTTAATAAAAACGAAAAATTTTATGTTGGATCCTCTAACTACGGGGAAATAATCTCAATCGACGAGAATAACAAAATAGCAAAAGTAATTGCAGAAATTGATTATTTAAAACCAGGTGATGTCTTAGTCGGACAATCTTCAAAATCATCTGCAATTGTAAAGGATACTAATTTTGTAGAATCATTCTTCAAAGTTAGATCGTCATCTCTGACTGTAGATGGTTGGCAAAAACAAACCGGAAAATTAAGTGACGAAACTCAAAAAATTCATGACAGTGATTACTATCAATTATTTTCATACTCAATTAAAAGTGAAATTCCTAGAGTAAAATGGCAAAATATTGTAGATGCCTCTACACATTCTGTTGGATTCAAAAATTTTGCAGATCTTCAAATTATTTCCATTCCAGAAAATAAAGCAACAGTCAAATCTGCATTGATTGTGTCTACATTTAGAACAAATATTTGAGCAAATAAATAATTAAAATTTATACCAAATAAATGGAAGAAGAAATTCTTATAATTGAAGAAAATACCCAAATTACAAATAAACTTGATGTTGTTGAAACTGTTTCAGTTTATAGAAAAGTTGATTTTGATTTGTGTAGTGAAAATATGATAAACATCTTGACAAACAATTAGTGGAGTAATATCTAATGCAGTCTAAAAAAATTTCAAATGAAATTTATTTGGAAAATAAATTTACAAGTGATTACATAGAATGTGTCAGCAATAGAGTTATTCCTATTGATGATATAAGTTCAAATTTTAGGGATGAAGCACGAAGTGTCAATTATTCCATAATTGACACTATAGATTTAAATTCTTTTGGATCTATCAAGTATTATTTTTATATTTACAATGTAAGATTTACTGGAGAAAGTCAGTTAATTCAATTAAATTTTACTCACGATGGATCAAATGGATTTCTCGTTCCGTTTGGAAGAGTAGAATCTCTTTATGATCTTGGGTATTTTGACTACGAAGTTTCTCAAACAGAAGTAAATACTGCTAATTTGTTATTTTATCCAGCAAATCCAATTTTTAGTAGCTATTCTATTCGTGCAATTAAAATTCCATTTTTCAATAACGTGGGAGTAGGAACTACTGGTATTTTAGTTGGCAGTGCGTTCAGTATTCAATCTACTAATATTGGAATTACGTCATCAATCACTCCATCTGCTGTTGGAATTGTTTCATTTACTACAGCAGAGTATTCTTCTTCTAAATTTTCAATTCAAGTAGTAGATACTGATAACACCACAATTAAACAATTTAATGAATTTATTTTAATACAAGATGGAGTATCATCAATACTTCATGATTTAGATTATGGAACAATTACAACCGACAATCCTCTGTTTGATTCTGCGTCTAGCGGATTAGGAACGTTTGGATCTTCTATTTCTGGAAGTGACATATTTTTAAAATTTACTCCAATACCCTCAAGAAATCTAAGTGTATCTATATTTCAAACCTCTATTGGAATTTCAACAACAGGAATAGGTAGTTTGCCAATAGGTGCTGCAAAATTCTTAACATCATACACATCTATTGCATCAACATCTTCTCCATTATCTACAAGAATAATAGGATTTAGTAGTAATATATATAATGCTGCAGATTGTTTTGTCGAAATTAAAAATACAACTGACAATAAAATTGAAACGTCTCAAATATTAATTCTTCATAATAATGTAGATACTTTTATTAATGAATTTGCATCAGTATCAACTTCTTCTGGGATTGGATCATTTTCATCTCAATTTAATGGATCTGAAGTTGAATTATTATTCATTCCACCGGCAAATAAATCTATTGAGGCAAAGGTTATTTTATTAAATCTTCCTAATGGATCTACTCCAGTTGGAATTTCTTCTTTACAAAATAATCAAATTGAAAATTATAATGCAACGTATCTCGCATCATCTGAAGACACTTCAAGAACATTTGACTTAAAGCATAAAGGTGATCCTTTGTTCTATAAAGAGTTTGTGGGATCTAGTTCCACAGTTGTAGATACAATAAATGATGTATTCGTAATTAAAAACCACTTTTTCACTACTGGAGAACCTATTTTATACACCTCAGCAAAAGATGCTACTACCGCAGTAATTTTGGATGAAAGTAGGATTGGAATCGCAACTACTTCTATTGTTGGTATAGGAACTACTGATAAACTCCCATCAAATCTTTTTGCGATCAAGGTCTCTGAAACTAAATTAAAAGTTGCTCAAACTGCAGAAGATGCGTTATCAGTTCCTGCAGTTCCATTAAACATAACAACTCTAGCCCCACTTACAGAGTTATCTCATTCATTCAAAAGTAGAGTAAATCCATTAACAAAATCAATTATTTGTCTCGATAACACAATTCAATCTCCTCTAACAAAAACAAACTTACTATTTGAGTTAGCAGAGAACATTACAGATTTTCAACCTTCATTTAGTGTTGTCGGCATTGTTTCCTTTTTTGCCGGAGATTTATTGAAGGTTGACAATGAATATATGAGAGTGAAAACAATTTCAGACAATTTAGTCAATGTTGATAGGGGTTGGTTAAATTCTGAATTTGATTCACATTCAATTGGATCAACTGTAACCAAGTACATTGGTGATTTTACTATTGAAAATGAAAAAATTTCATTTACAGAACCACCTAGAGGTTTAAAAGGTTATCCTGGAATTCAAACATCATCATCATTTGTTGGCAGAGTCTTTTTGAGAAATGGTGACTCAGATTCATCAAATCAAACATATTTAGAAAATCATCTTTTTGATAATATTGCAGAACAATTTAATGGCATTACAAAATCTTTTAGTTTATCAGAAGAGGGTATAAATTTAACTGGTATCTCTACATACAATAGCATTTTTCTAATCAATCAAGTACCTCAACACATAACAGATAATTATGTACTTGAAGAAAAAGCAGGAATTACTACGATAACTTTTGTTGGAACTGCTGCTTCAACAAACTATGACGTAAATACTGGAAATATTCCTAAAGGAGGAGTTATTGTTTCTGTTGCTGGCAGTACCTCTTATGGATATCAACCATTAGTTTCTGCAGGTGGGACGGCAGTTATTTCAGGTTTAGGATCAATTTCATCAATTTCCATTGGAAATAGTGGATCTGGATATAGAATAGGTATTCAGACAAACATTTCAGTAAAAGTTATAACAAATTCAGGTATTACTACTATTGGACGTGCAAATGTAACTGCAGGTATTGTAACATCAGTTACAGTTACGAACGTTGGTGGTGGATATACTTCTTCTAATCCTCCAAAAATTGTATTTGATGATCCTCTTCCCTATGAAAATTTACCCTTGATTGGAAGTTTAACCGGAATTGGTGCGTCAGTTTCAATTATTGTTGGATCTGGACTTAGTGTAATCAATTTCGAAATTACAAAAAATGGAAACAATTATAAAGTTGGAGATAAACTAACAATTGCATCCGGAGGATCTGTCGGAGTTCCAACTGATCCTACAGTTGGTGCTGGATTTACTTCATTTAGACTAACAATAACAAGAACTTATGATGACAGTTTTTCTGGGTTTTCTATTGGGGAAATAATTAGATTAGATTCTATTAAAGATCAATTTGACGGATTTGAAAAGGTTTTCAAAATAACGATAGATGATGAAGTACCCTTTCCATATGCTGCAACTAAGGGATCTCAAATTTTAATAAATTATAACTTCTTAGTTTTTATAAATGATGTTTTACAAATACCAGTTGAAAGTTATCGTGTTGTGGGCGGATTAATAAAATTTACTGAGGCACCTATGCCAGAAGACAAATGTGAAATTTATTTCTACATAGGTTCATCTGCAGATGTCAGAACAAAAAGAATTATTTCGCCGTTTAATGTTGGTGATGGAGTTCAAATTTTAAATTTTCCAGAAAAAAATGATACGGAAGACAGTCAATCAGAAAGAACCATGGTAGGTATTGAAACCAGAACTACAAATTACATTCTAACCAATACATACGAAGGAAATGGTATTTCAACTACAAAAGATTATTTAAGACCACTTTCACTTATAAAGCAAACGTCAGATTTAATTATTGATGGACTTGAGTTTTCAAAAGATAGACCTTTGTTATCATCAAGAATTTCGCCAATTTGTTATTTGTTAAACAATGTAAGTACATCATCCACTGAAATTTATGTAAACTATCTTGTGCCATTATTTAATGAGTATGATGATTTTCCAAAATCTTTATCAAAAATTAAAATAATTAATCAACAAGAAAAAGCAGGGGCAATTTCAACAGCAATTGTTTCTGGAATAGGTTCTATTTCTTCTATTGTCATTAGTGATGGTGGAGTCGGATTTAATACTTCTCCAGTGGTTTCTATCGCAGCAACATCTAGAATAGGAACTATTAATGATGGGATTGTAGTTTATACTTCAAATGCATCTGTAATCGCAAACATCTCTGGATTAGGAACAGTTTCATCGGTTCAAATTCTTAATGGAGGTCTTGGATACTCACAATCAAATCCACCATCAGTTCTTATTGAACCAGAACCTCATTCTTCAGAAACAATTATAAACGTAAGTTATGAAGGAGATTTTGGAATTATTACAGGAATTGCATCGACATCAATTGTTGGAGTTGCAACAACTGGCATTAATTTTGACTTGTTTATTCCAGTAGAATCTCCATTAAGAGATTCTACTTTAATGAGTAATGCCATTACACATAGTGGTATTAAAACTGGATACTATTTCGTAATTACTGAATCAAATGTTGGGAGTCCAAACATTTCATATTCATCTGCTTCTGGTTCTACATCTTCTGTTGTCGGAGTTGGAACAACATTTATTGATAACATTTATAGAGTTGTCGGAGTATCTACAATAATTGGTAACGCAATTGGAATCGGATCCACTCTTTTAACAAGAGTTACTGTTAGTGTTAATAGTAACAGTTCTATTTCAACAGGAAGTAGTGAATTTTTTGGCAATTATTCTTGGGGTAAGATTTTTGATTTTAAGAGAGAAAATCCAAAATCTTTTACAGCAAATAATACTGATGGGTCCATTGGTATAGAAACAGGGCCATTATTAATAAGATCTTTAGAATTGTTAGATACTTATAGTCTCTATTGATAGTGCATAAATAAAACAAAAAGTAACGTTAAAATGCCTGCGATTATAACTGATCAATTTCGTATAAAAAGTGCCGAATCTTTTGTTTCAGGTGTCACTGGAATAGGTTCTACTACAAATAATTATTATCTTTGGATTGGTTTACCAAATTCTAACGAACTTTCAGCAACTTGGGATGATAATCCCCCTACACCAAAAGATGCTTTTGTTGAAGAAAACGATTATTGGGACACAATGATCGCAATGAAAAAAATTAATGCAGATGACGTAGTTCGAGTAGTTAGAAAAGTTGAGTGGAGGTCGGGGACATTTTATGACTTCTATCGACATGATTACAGTAGAACAAATTTATCAAATGTGACATCATCAACAAATTTATATGATTCAAATTATTATGTGGTAAACTCGGATTACAGAGTCTATATTTGTCTTCAAAATGGAACTGATCCAGAAAATCCTTCTGGAAGACCATCTCTAGACGAACCCACATTCACCGACTTAGAACCAAGATCTGCAGGAACAAGTGGAGATGGATACATTTGGAAATTTTTATACACAATCAAACCAAATGAAATTATAAAGTTTGATTCCACTAATTTTATGCCAGTTCCAAATGATTGGGAAACCGGAGCATCTTATCAAGCAGTTAGAAATAATGCAGTACAAAGCGGTCAAATTAAAATTGTTACGATTAAAAATCGCGGAGTCGGATATGGAACAGCAGCAACATACAATAATGTTCAAATTAACGGAGATGGAAAAGATGCTACATGTTCAGTAATTGTAAATAGTACAGGGACCGTAGATGCCGTTGAATTGACAAATGGGGGGTCAAACTATACTTTCGGAACTGTAGATTTAGAATCTGCAGGTATTGAAAATACTGGGGCAACAGAAGCAAATTTAGAAGTTATTATTCCCCCATCTGGAGGGCATGGTTATGACATTCATAAAGAATTGGGTGCGTACAGAGTTTTGCTCTACTCTAGATTTGAAAATGATTCTTTAAATCCTGACTTTATTGTTGGAAATCAATTTTCAAGAGTTGGAATTGTCAAAAATCCAGTCGCAGCAGATTCTACAGAACTTCTTAGATTATCAAAAGCAAGTTCAGTTTATGCACTAAAATTATCAGGATCAAATGTAACTACAACTACATTTACTCAAGATGCTTATGTTCGTCAAACAATTGGAACAGGAGTAACAGCAGTTGGTAGAGTTGTTTCGTGGACTCCAACCAATGGAGTTCTTAAATACTGGCAAGATAAATCATTAGCAACTGGCAATAGTGCCACTTACGGATATAAACTTAATAGATTTTCTTCATCACCAATAACTGGAGGTAATACTGAAATTTTGGGGGGATCTGGTAGTTTAACTATTGACACTAACTTTGGATCAACGTCAGAACCGGGTATTAAAACAACAATAAATAGTAAGACATACTATTTGGGTCAACAGTTTATTAATGGACTTGCAAATCCAGAAGTTAAAAAGTATAGTGGAGAAATTGTTTACGTTGACAATCGTGCAGCAATAACTAGATCATCCACTCAAAAAGAAGACATCAAAATTGTATTGGAATTTTAAACTACCATGCCACAGGAAACTAATCTCAATAATAGTCCTTATTTTGACGATTTTAATCGTGATAATGAATACTACAGAGTTCTTTTTAAACCAGGTATTCCAGTACAATCTAGAGAGTTAACGAATCTTCAATCAATTCTCCAAAACCAAATTGAACAGTTTGGAAAGCATTTTTTTAAAGAAGGTTCAAAAGTAATTCCAGGAAATCTGACTTATGATAATGATTTTGATGCGGTTGAAATTGAACCAACTTTCTCAGGTATTGATGTTGAATTATATTTAAATCAGTTAGTCGGAAAAACAATAAGAGGTTTAAGTTCTGGGGTTACTGCAGTTGTCAAAAAAGTTTTATTTTCTGCAGAATCAGAAAGAGGTACAAATACATTATATATTAAATATCAATCTTCAAATAGTTCTAATCTTTCTACAAAGGAATTTTCTAGTGCAGAGCAATTTGTTACTACATCTTTAATTAGATTTGGTCCTAGAACTATTCCTACAAATCAACCTTTTGCAACATCTATCTCTAGAAATGCAACATCAACTGGATCTGCAATGTCAGTTGGTGATGGTGTGTATTTTGTTAGAGGAACTTTTGTAGAGGTACAGAAGCAAACTCTCATTTTAGAGCAATATAAACCAAATCCATCCTTTAGAATCGGATTTGACATTATTGAAACAATAGTAACAGCAGATGAAGATCCTCGATTAAACGATAATGCACAAGGTTTTTCAAATTATACAGCTCCTGGTGCTGATAGATTAAAAATTACTCTTACACTATCAAAAAGACCTCTTGACAAATTTGAAGATAAAAATTTTGCAGAGATTGCTAGAGTAGAAGATGGAATTCTTCAAGAATTTAAAAAAGATACCCAATATAGTTTGATCAGAGACGAGTTAGCAAAAAGAACATTTGAAGAATCTGGAGATTATTATGTAAAACCTTTTGATGTTTTTGTTAAGGAATCTTTAAACGATAGAGAAGGGAATAAAGGAATATTTTTACCTAATCAAAAAACTGATCAAGGTAACACACCCTCTGATGATCTACTTGCCTTAGAAATTTCTTCAGGAAAAGCTTATGTAAAGGGGTATGATATAGAAAAAATTTCTTCATCTACTTTAGATGTACCTAAGGCAAGAACAACCAAATTAGTAAAAGATTTAGTCGTATCATTTAATGCAGGAACTCAAATTCCTCTGGATAATGTCTATGGATCGGCTCCAATTGGAATTGGAACCACGGCAACCATAGAATTATTAAACAATAGAATGACGGGTCCTTCTTATCATTCTACTGGTGTTTCAATTGGTCAAGCTAGAGTTTATGATTTTAACTTAGATGGAGTTTCTTATTTAAATCAAAGTACTCCTTTTATAATTTCGTTATTTGATATTGAAACATATACAGAATTGGAATTGAATGCTACTTTTTCTTTCACAGAATCTGATTACGTTGAGGGAAAAAGAAGCGGATCTAGTGGATATGTCGTATCTTCAACCAGTAATTCAAAAACAGTTAAATTGGTAAGCACTGTTGGAGAATTTTTCAGAAATGAACAAATTTCAATAAATGGAATTGATAATGGCAGGATTGTAACAAAAGTAATTGATTACAATATTAATGATGTCAAATCTCTAAGAAGTTCTGTAGGAATTATAACATTTTCTGCAGATCTTTCATTAGACCAAGTAATTTCTTTAAATAATCAATCATCATCTCCATATTTCTTATCAAAAACTGGAAGTAATTCCGGAATTATAACATCATCTCTTCGAAATTTTGCAGGTATAGTTACCACAGGTAATATTTTATCATATTCAACCTCTGGATCGAGAGTTCCAACATACAATGTTGTTACTGGAATTTCCACCGATGGAGATACAATTTCAGTTGCTGGTGTTTCTACTGTACCGACTATCTGCGACGGCGCAGTTACGGCAGGAACTTTAAATACTTTGTTGTTAAGAACAAATCCCGTTAGAAGTCAAGATAATAGTTTAACTACACCATTAATACATACAAATATAAAATCAGTAAATATAACTTCGGCAAATCTTCAGATAAGAAAAAGATTTGATAATTTAATAATTTCTTCTGGGCAAGTAACAACGCCATCAGCCGGAACTGATCTTCTGTTCCAACCATTTAATCTAGAAAGATACATTATTACATATGATGACGGAACTATAGAAAGATTAACTAGAGATAAATTTTCAATTTCTGCAAATAAAAAAACTGTTACTTTTAGGGGATTATCAAAATCTTCAGGAAAAGCAGATTTACTTACAACACTATTAAAAACAAAAGTTACAATTAAAGAAAAAAGACTTCAAAAAGCATCAGTACTAACTTTATCAAGGTCAAACTCAACATCATCAAAAAATTCTGTAGACGGATTAACTTTTAGTAGAATTCATGGAACAAGGGTTCAAGATCAAAAAATTAGTTTAAATGTTTGTGATGCAGTAGATTTATTAGGTGTTTTTGAATCTGATAGTAATTCAAATCCAGATCTTCCTGGATGCGTATTAACATCTTTCACTGGACCAACATCAAACACTAGCGGCATTATAATTGGTGAAAAAATTATAGGAGAAGAAAGTGATGCTGTAGCAGTTGTAGCAGAAAAACCAAGTAGTACTTCTGTTAGATTTGTTTTTATGAACGATAATTTTTTCAAAGTAGGGGAAAAAGTAACTTTTGAAAACTCCGGGATCAATGCTTTGGTGTCTTCTTGTTCAAAGGGAGATAAGAATTTAACAGACTATTATGCATTGAATGATGGCGTAGATCCTACTTTTTATGATTACAGTTATTTAACTAGATCAAAAACTGCTCCTGCTCCATCTCGTAGATTGAAAATAGTCTTTAGTCATTTTGCAGTTCAAGAGTCGGATAATGGTGATTTTTTCACAGCATCAAGTTATGATGAGAGTGATAGAAAATATTTAAAAGTACAATCTGGAGTTACTAGAAAGCAGGATTCTTTGATAGACATTAGACCGAGAGTTTCTAACTATCTGCTATCATCAACATATTCTCCATTTGATTTTGATGGGAGAACGTTTACTTCTCCGGGAGCAAGTGTTTCGGATCCATTATCAAATGATGAATATTTAATTGTGGATTATGACTACTATCTTCCAAGAATTGATAAAGTGTATATTGATAAAGATGGTAAATTTATACATCAACAAGGGTCACCGGATACAAATCCTTCACAACCTAGGTCTTTAGATCAAGCATTGCATCTAGCAACACTTAACATTCCAGCTTATACATTTTCTTCTAGTGATGTAACTGTAGAAAAAACTACACACAAGCGATATAGAATGACGGATATTGCAAAACTAGAGGATAGAATTTATAACATCGAGTATTATACTCAACTATCTTTGTTAGAAACAGAAACTGCCAATCTAAAGGTAACTGATGCTGCAGGATTAGATAGATTTAAATGTGGTTTTTTTGTAGACAATTTCAAATCACATACAAGTCATGACATAAAGCATCCAGATTTTGAAGCATCTATTGATACTGCTAAAGGAGAACTGAGACCCTCACATTACACTACAGCAATTGATTTGATGATCGGTTCCGAATCATTAATTGGAATTGGTAGTACAGCAAATCCAGATGTCGATGCTAATTTTATTACTGACATTGATGGAGTTAACGTTAAAAAATCTGGCAGAATTCTAACTCTAACATATGAACAAGTTCCTCTTATTACGCAACCATTTGCTTCTAGAGTTGAGAATGTTAATCCGTTTTTAATCGTTTTTTACAACGGAACTTTAGAATTAAGTCCTCAATCTGATGTTTGGATTGATACAAAGAGAATTACTGGACTTAACCCTCAATTAAATAAATTTTATGATGACAAAATCAAAGAGTTAGGAGTTAATACACAAACAGGATTTGCACCAACTCAATGGGGTTCGTGGGAAACATATCATACATCATCATCAGCAACAGCACCAAGAGAAGTTCCTGGATCCAAAGAAACAGTCACAGACACTGTAAGTTGGTGGAATAGTAGAGATCCAAATTTTGTTAATGCTGGCGTCACAGTTAATCCCAATAATAAGCCTGGGTCCAGATGGCGCACCAAAGAGCAAGCAGAAGATGCGGTTGAAGTTCTTGAAAATATTGGTAGACTTTCGCCAATTTCTTCAAATACTTTTGATTCCTCAGGCAGCAGAACTGGAGAAACTGAAATAAAAACTGTAAGAGCTGATTATGAAACTACAACTACAACTACACAAAGACAGTCAAGGGATGGTATTCAAGCACAAGTAACGCCATCTATTGAAAACATAAACCTTGGAGATAGAATTGTAAGCAGGGAAATTATTCCTTACATGAGGTCTAGAAATGTTGAATTTAGAATTAATAGATTAAAGCCATCTACTCAGTTTTATGTATTTTTTGATGGTATTGATGTTACAAAATATTGTAGTCCAAAATTTTTGGAAATACAAATGAGAAGTGGAAGTGTTCCCTTTAGAATTGGAGAGATTATGGAGGCAAGACTTGACATTGATGGAGATAAAAAATTAGATCTTATGACTTGTAGAATTGCTCATCCTCAACATTTAGAAGGTCGTTATAATTCACCAACCGACTTTGTTGGAGAAAATCCTTATAGAGATGGAACTCCTTTAGGCAATGTTTATACCTCTACCTCTAATATTTTAAACATTGATCTTTTTAGTCTTTCTGCACAAATAACGGAATTTAGTGGATATTTACAAAAAGGAATTAGAATTAGAGGAAAAACGAGTGGTGCTGAAGCTACTCTAAGAGATTTAAGATTAGTTTCTGATGATGTTGGAGATCTTTATGGATCCTTGTTTATTCCAGATCCAACTCCAGCAGCAAATCCAAGATGGGAAACTGGTTCAAAAACAGTAAGATTCACCACAAGTCCAACTAATTCAAAAGTTGGTGGAATTGTTCAAAGTTCTGCGGAAGCAACTTATTATTCTCAAGGTGAATTGGATACTGTTCAAGGAACTACATTGAGTGTAAAAATGCCAATTGTAGAATATAATCCTAGAAGTGATCAAAGAACTGTTACCACTACAGATAAAAAAGTTGAAAGAGATGTATTAATTTCTCAATCTTCAACAACTTATTACGATCCATTAGCACAATCATTTGCGGTTGATGAGAAAACTGGAGTTTTTATTACTTCAGTAGACGTGTACTTTAGAACAAAAGACACCAGTCTTCCAGTTTCACTACAAATTAGAGAAATGAAAGGTGGTTTGCCAACTACTACAATTTTACCATTTTCTGTGGTGCCATTATCTCCAAATAAGATAAACGTATCAGAGGACGCAAGGGTGGCCACTAAATTCACATTTCCATCTCCAGTTTATCTGAGAGGACCAAATGTGGAATATGCTGTAGTATTAGTGTCAGTATCTGACAAATATGAAGCTTGGATTTCTAGAATGGGAGAAATTGATATTTCAACTTTAAATCTTCCAAATAGACAGCAAGTTGTAATTTCGCAGCAACCCTATCTTGGATCTTTATTTAAGTCGCAAAATGGATCGACTTGGGATCCAAGTCAATTAGAAGACTTGAAACTGACAATTTACAAAGCAAAATTTGTAAAAGATCCAGGAATAGTCAGATTCTATAATCCAGAACTTCACAAAGGAAATAAACAATTAATTAAATTAGAAAAAAATGCAATTGAAACATTATCTAGAAGGGCAATTGTAGGATTAGGAACTACATTTACTAACTCAGATTTGGTTCCTGGTGTAACTGTATCACAGCAAGGGAACACTTCAGCAACAGGAATTTTAATATCAACTGCTGGTCCAGTTGCTGCAGGTTCATCATCTATAATTATCACTAAAGCTGGTATTGGATTTACTCCTTCCTCAGGAACTCAAACATATAATAATGTATCTCTTATTGCAATTACTGCCACAAATGAACCAGCAGAAAGAGGATCCGATCTAGTTGGAATAGTAACTGTTACTAATGGTGCTGTTACGGGTGTTGTTGTTACCGAAGGTGGTAAAAACTTTACTGTTGGAGATTTAGTAGGAATTTCCACAATCGGAGATGGTAATGGGTTAGGTGCCAGATTCTCTGTTGGGATTATTTCAGCAAGAAATTCTTTAATTTTAAAAGACATTCAAGGAGAATTTAACGTAGGCATAAACACAGTTTCATTCACTGATCCAGATACTCTTGTAAGTTCTGCAGTTACAACAAACTGTTTAATTCAATCAATTAATTATAATACATATTCAGATGGTTTGCATTTTAAAGTTAACCATAGAGCACACGCTATGCATTCATTTGCAAATCTTGTAGAAATTTCTAGTGTTGATTCTGATGTTCCTTCAACAAGAATAACACAAGATTATGGAATTAATTCTACAGGATCAATTAACATTACATCCAATTCCAATTTCACAACCTTTGAAGGAATTGGTGTCGGAGTAACTAATCCTGGTTATGTTTTTATTGATGGTGAAATTATTAGTTACACTGGAACAACAGCAACTACTTTAACTGGAATTACGAGAGGTATTGATTCTTCAATTAAATCAACACAAGAATTAAATTCAACTGTGTTTAAATATGAGTTTAAAGGAGTGTCTTTGAGGAGAATTAACAAAACTCATAACCTAACCACAGTATCAGTTCCTGATGCAAATGATCTCGATTACTATCATGTAAAAGTTGATATGAGTGCGAACGGTACTAATAGATCCAGTGGAGTGGGTTTTCCTAAATTGTTCTTTAAAAACAGAGCATCTGGTGGAGGAGATGGTACTTATGCCTCTCAAAACATGCAGTTTGAAACACTTACACCAAATATTCAAACTATGCTTCCCTCTGGCACATCTATTTCTGGTAGAGTTAGAACAATAAGTGCAACGAGTATTGACGGAATTGAAGAATCATTTGTAGATGAAGGTTTCCAAGTAATTGATCTTTCATCTCAAAATCATTTCAATACTCCTAGAATGATTGCATCTAAAGTAAATGAAGATTTTCATCTAACATCACTTCCTGCAAATAAATCAATGACTCTTGAAGTTATTATGAGTTCTGATAATCAAAACATTTCTCCAGTTATAGATTTAGATAGAGTTAGTGTTGTAACAACGACAAATAGGTTAAATAACCCCATCGAGGATTGGGTTTCTAACCCATTAACTTCTCTTACTGGTCAAGATCCTTGTATCGCAACTTATGTAAGTAAAGTAATTGAGATACAAAATCCAGCAACATCATTAAAAGTAATTATGTCTGCTATTTGTCCTGGCACAAGTGATATTAGAGTGATGTACAAAATCATTAGATTAGGATCTAACACCGACATCAATAAAGAAACTTTCCGATTATTCCCTGGATATGATAATCTCGATCCAGATGGTAATATAGATCAGATTGATAGGTGCGATGGATTACCTGATACAAAGACAACTCTTGGGTTGCAAAATAACGTTTATAGAGACTATTCTTATACCGCAAATCCACTTCCTGCATTTACAAAATATCAAATTAAAATTGACATGACCGGAACTAATCAGGCATCGCCTCCAAAAATTAAAGACTTAAGAGCAATTGTATTAGCATAATGAATAACACATATGATAGGGAACTAATCCCAGTTGAAGGAAAAATTGGAGTTTTTAGAAATTCTGAAAACTCATCCATTGTTAATACTAATAATAGTGCATATGAAGAATATGTCAGAAGAAGAAACATCATATCAAAAAAAGATGAAAACATCAAAAATGTTACTACTGAGATTGAAAATGTAAAAAGTGAAGTAGATGGGATTAAAGATGAGTTATGTGAAATTAAATCATTACTTAAGGAATTGATCCAACAATCTAAATAATTAAAAAAACATGGCACAACCAAGTAGCAGATCAAGTCTCATAGATTACGTTAAAAGACAACTTGGTTATCCGGTTTTGGAAATCAACGTTGCAGACGAGCAATTCGATGATTTATTGGATGATGCTATTCAGTTCTTCCAAGAAAGACACTTTGATGGTGTTGAATTAATGTATCTTAAACATGTTCTAACTGAGGGGGACATCACCCGAGGAAGAGGATCTGGAAATGCGGGAATTACTACAACTACAGCAACATCAAATATTGTAGGAACTGCTACAACTTTTTCTTTTCAAGAAAATTCAAATTATATAGAAATTCCTCCATCAGTTATAGGAATTAATAGAATTTTTAAAGTAGATACTAGCACTGTATCTGATGGTCTATTCAATATACGTTATCAATTATTTTTAAATGATCTCTATTATTTTAGTTCAGTAGATCTTCTACACTATACAATGGTAAAAACATATTTGTCTGACATTGAATTTTTACTTACTCCAGAGAAGCAAATTAGATTTAATAAGAGACAAGATAGATTATATATCGATACTGATTGGCAAAGACTGAAGGCAGGCGATTATTTAGTAATAGAGTGCTATCGAGTTTTGGATCCGGCAGATTTTGCAAGAGTTTTTAATGATTCTTTTCTTAAAAAATACCTAACTGCGTTATCAAAAAAACAGTGGGGACAAAATTTAATTAAGTTTAATAACGTTACTCTTCCAGGAGGAATTTCATTAAATGGTAGACAAATTTATGAAGATGGTCAAAGAGAACTTGATGCATTGATGGAAAAAATGTCTTCTACTTATGAACTACCACCTCTTGATTGTATAGGTTAAAATTGTGGCATTAAATCCATTTTTCAATCAAGCAACTCAAACAGAACAAGGTTTGATTCAAGATCTCGTTAACGAACAAATTAAAATGTTCGGAATTGAGTGTATATACATTCCGAGAAAATTCCTAACAACAAAAAAAATAATAGAAGAAGTTATTCAATCTTCATTTGAACAATCTTTTCCACTAGAAGCTTATGTAAATACTTTTGATGGATTTTCTGGTCAAGGTGACATTCTTTCCAAGTTTGGATTATTTCAAAAAGATGAATTAGTATTAACCATTTCTAGAGAGAGATTTGAAATTGTTGTTGGACCATTTTTAGATGAAACTATTGATAAATATGTTCGCAACAGACCGAAGGAAGGTGACATAATTTATTTTCCTTTATCAAAGAATTTTTTCGAAATTAAATTCGTAGAGCACGAAAAACCTTTTTATCAGTTAGGAAAACTCTATACCTATGAACTCAAATGCGAACTCTTTGAGTATGAGGATGAACTAATTGACGTTGGAAATGAAGAAATAGATACCGTTCTTCAAAATGATGGACACATTGTAACATTGACTCTATCTGGTATTGGTAGTACTGCAACGGCATTTACAGGACTAGTTGATGGTGCAATTAGAACTTTATTTGTAGAGTATCCTGGGTATGGATATAAAAATCCACCTAATGTTTCTATTAGTACTGCTCCTGCAGGAGGAATTACTGCCACAGGGGTTGGAATTTTAACATCAAAATCGGGGATTACTACATCATCGTCAATTCAAAAAGTTTTGTTAATAAACCCAGGTAGAGGATACGTGGGAATTCCAACAATAACTATTTCTGGTGTTGGCATAGTTACAGCAGGTATTTCAACGCAGGGATCAGTTGGTGTTGTGACTATATCATCAGGTGGAAGTAAATATGTAACAATTCCTACAGTAACATTTTCATCTCCTAATGTTGGATGGGGAATTACTGCAACTGGAGAGGCAATAGTAAGTTCTGCTGGAACTATAAGACAGATTAGAATTGCAAACTCTGGTTTAGGATATACAATGCCACCAACAATCACAATTGGTGCTGCATCAACATTAGGTATTGGTACATTTTTAAATAATGAACAAATTACTGCACAAAATTCAGGAGTTACTGCAAGAGTAAAAACTTGGACAAAATCATCAGCAATTCTAGAAATAAGTATGGTGAGTGATCATAAATTCAAAATCGGTGAGATTGTAACTGGCGATAAGTCAGGATCTCAATATATAATTAAGAGCATTGATTATAACAATACAGAAAACGATGATAATGATGAGATTGAAGTAGAAGCAGATCAAATTTTAGATTTTAATGAAACTAGTCCCTTTGGAACATACTAAATAGTTAAAAACTATTTTGAAATGGACACATATTTTTATCACCAAATTATTAGAAAAACTGTCATTGGATTTGGAACCTTATTCAATAATATTGAAGTGAGACATACGGACGAAAATGATAATAATGTAAGTGCAATAAGAGTGCCTTTATCGTATGCACCTGCACAAAAATTATTACAGAGAGCGCGGCAACCAGATTTAAATACTAAAGTTCAAACTTCTCTTCCAAGAATGTCGTTTGAGATGATGGGAATAAGTTATGATCCATCAAGAAAATCTGGTGTAACACAATCATTCAAAGCGATTTCATCCTCTGATGGAAAAAGTTTGAGGAAAGTATATCTTCCAGTTCCTTATAACCTTTCATTTGAACTTAATGTTCTGTCAAAATTAAATGATGACTCTTTGCAAATTTTAGAACAGATTTTACCATTTTTTCAACCAGCATTAAATGTTACTATTGATTTGGTATCATCTATTGGAGAAAAAAAAGATGTTCCAATTGTACTGGAGAGCATTAATCAAAGTGATGATTATGAGAGTGATTTTAATTCCAGAAGAACTATAATTCACACATTAAGATTTACTGCAAAAACACACTTGTTTGGTCCAGTTGCGGATACTACAGATGGTCTTATTAAGAAAGTTATTGTTGATTATTATCAGGATACGAATGTTAGCACAGCACAAAGGGCAGTAAGGTACACTACAACTCCAAGGGCTATAAAAGATTATAACAACGATGATACATCTACACTAAATGGAGAGATTAATGACGTTATTGGCAAAATTGTTGTTTCTGATGCATCATCTCTCACTGTAGGCACAATCATTAGAATTGATGAAGAAAACATGAAAATTAATTCGGTGGACCAAAATGTTTTACAGGTTACTAGAGGTTATGATAATACGATAAGAACCTTGCACTTACATGATGCATCAATTGACGTAATTAATTCTGAAGATGATTTATTGATTAAACCCGAAGATGATTTTGGATTTAATGATGAGAAAATCTTTTATGACATTGGCGGAAACTTTACATCAATTTAAAAATGACAAATCCCAAATCTAAAAAAGCATCAGATCCAATTGGTCAATCTTTGGAAATAGAATCTACAGTAGTGTCTACAGATTCATTAAATATCCCGGATGTTATCGAAGTAAATAATTCAGAATCTAAAATAAATCAAATAAAAAAAGACTATGAGTATACAAGAGGAAATTTATATTCCTTAATAGAAAAAGGGCAAGAAGCAATTAATGGAATTTTGGAATTAGCACAAGAAAGCGATAGTCCAAGAGCTTATGAAGTTGCAGGACAATTGATTAAAAGTGTTGCAGATACCACAGATAAAGTAATTGATTTGCAGAAAAAAATGAAAGATTTGGGAGATAATTCACAAAAAGGTCCTACCAATGTTACAAATGCACTGTTCATTGGATCAACGACAGAATTGTCTAAGATTTTAAAAACTCAAGATCTAAATCATAAATAGAATAAAAAAGAAAGATGTCTGCAGTAGTTAATTTAATTATTGATAAAGGAACTGATTTCGAAGAGTCATTTGATGTTTCAAATCCTGATGGATCCACAGTCCCTCTGACTGGTTTTTCTGCGGTCTCAAAACTTAAAAGATTTCCTGAATCTTCGACTTCAACATCATTTTCTGTTGGAATAAATTCTGCTGCTGGCAAGGTTGCTATTTCCATGGGCAATACTATTACTAGCAACTTATCTCCAGGAAGATACTATTATGATGTATTAATATTTTCTCCGGAATCTAAAAAAACAAAGATAGTAGAAGGAATGGTTATGGTAATCTCATCCCAATCAATCTAATGAGTTATAAAGTAGTAACAACAGCAACAACAATTTACGCTACAAGAGCAGGTATCACATCATACGCAGACACTGCAGGGGTATCTACAGACGTAGTAGGTGGTATTGCTTCAGTAACAAATTTAAATTCTTCTGGAATTTCTACATTAGGAATTACCTCATCAACACAATTTACAGCACAATCTGTTAATGTATCTGGTATTGTAACTTCCATTGGTGGATTTATTAGTGTTGCAAATACATCACCTGTCAAAATTTCTATTTCAAATGGAATTCTTACTTTTACTGCAGTTGGAATTGGATCCACAAGTTTTATTCTTGGATAATAACTCCTATTAATTTAAAATTATGCAAGAACAGTTTAAATCGCACAAATCAGATAATCAAATTTCAAAGAAACATCGTATGGAGTCTGATGCCAAAAAGAATGTCAAAGAAGAAACTAGGTCCGGAGATGGAGGTCTTCATGATTGGTTTAATAAGTCAAAATCTTCCGATGGTAAAAAAGGGTGGGTTCAACTTGGAGGCAAATATGCGGGCAAACCCTGCGCTCGTCAATCTGGACAAACATCTACACCAAAATGCGGAAGTTCTAAAATGGCAGCAAATTTATCAGCAGAAGAAGAAGAAAGGTCTCAAGTAAGAAAAAATCGTTTAGATCCAAATCAACCACAAAAAACTGGGGCAGCAAAACCAACTAATGTCAAGACAGAAAGTTTATTGAATAAATATAATAGGTTGGTAAAAGAAAAAATGAATGAGCAGAGTTTTTCAATAGATTCTACAGCACATAGAACTGCACAAAGACAGCAAAAAATCAGAAATCTTTCTACAGGAAATACCAATCCTAACGAAAAGTCTTCTGCTCTAAAAAAACTTCCTGGTCCTTCTCTGCCACTGGCAGATGAATTTATAAATGAAGTAAAAGATAAACCAACAAAGGGAAGTGGAAAAAAGGATGCTTGTTATAGTAAAGTTAAATCTCGTTATGATGTTTGGCCCTCTGCCTATGCCTCAGGAGCACTTGTAAAATGCCGCAAGGTTGGTGCTGATAACTGGGGAACTAAATCAGAGGAGACAGTGATTGATGAGGCACAGAAGTGCTGGCCAGGTTATAAGAAAAAAGGGACTAAAAAGATGTTTGGCAAAACTTATAACAATTGTGTAAAGGAATCGAAAGAGATGAGATACTGTCCTTTATGTAAAAAAAATGAAACTAAATCCGAATGTAGTTTTGGACCTTCATTGTGGGAAAAATATTCTATTGCAAAAGTTCATCCAACAAATGAAGAGATGAGACTTAGCGAAGCACTTCGTTCTAGAGAAGAAAGAATGGCACGAATGGCAACTACTAGCACAAAGAAGTCTCAGGAGAAGAGTAGAGCATTAAAAAGTAAGGCAGAAGAGATACTTTCCGATATGCAAGCATTAGAAAAAGGAAAGTCATCTCCTAAAAAATCTACAAATTTTGCAACTCCAAAAGCAGATGTACGTAAATTAAAACCAGGACAAAAAAAAGATACTCTTGCATTAAAAGCAGAGAAGGCAATGAAGGAGGAATCAAACCTTATGAGGTACAATGAGTATGGACAAACTTATGTAATCAGATTTACCTGGAGAGGTTTGATGTACAAAGTTCAAATCTTTATTCCATCACTCAAAAGACCAAGTGCTGAAGAAATTAAATCACAATTAAATAAAATTTATCCTGGTGCAATGTTGCTTCAGTTTGAACCAAGAGAAAACGATCCGGTAGATCCTACTATTGTTTTTGCAAAAGAAGAAAAAGAACTAGACGAAGGTAAATCAGATAAGAAACTTCCAGATTATAAAAGATCCGCAGCAAGACTTGCGAGATATGATAATCCAAGTGGTGCTCTTGCATTAGGTGGTGGGCAACAAAGATCTCGTAGAGCAGAACACCAAGAGAGAAGAGGTAAACCAAAACGCTGGTGGGATGATGATGGCGATGGAAAAGGTTATGAGAAAGGAGAAGTTTCTGGCAAATTCAAAGAAGATTTAGACATTAGTGAAGTGGCAGCGTGGCAACGTAAGGAAGGTAAAAATCCTAGTGGAGGGTTAAATAAAAAAGGTATTGAATCTTATAGAAGAGAAAACCCAGGTTCAAAACTTTCTATGGCAGTTACTACTCCTCCCTCAAAATTAAAACCAGGATCAAAGTCAGCGAATCGTAGAAAGTCCTTCTGTGCTCGTATGGGAGGAGTTGAAGGTCCAATGAAGGACGAAAAGGGTAGACCAACTAGAAAAGCATTAGCACTTAAAAAGTGGAATTGTTAATTATGGATCCATCTGAAATTGAACTTGAAAGTATTAATAAAATGTTTGAATATGAAAAATTTGCAAGGATGATAGATAACTTAAATGAAGAGCAGGCAAAAGACTTTGCAAAAGCATATCTTAAATTATATTTAAAGCAGCAAGAAGTTATTGCATTAATTAAGTTATGAAACCTATTGAAGATTTTCAATTACAATCTAATAATTCTTACTTATCTAATCCAAATCTTAAGAAAGCAAACGTTGCAGTAGAATTTACTCAAGATCAAATTAAAGAATTTATTCATTGTAAAAATGATCCCGTTTATTTTGCAAAAAATTATGTAAAAATTGTATCACTTGATGAGGGTCTTATCAATTTTGATATGTATCCTTTTCAAGAAAAAATGATTCAAAAATTTCATGATAATCGCTTTAATATTTGTAAGATGCCTCGTCAGACGGGGAAAAGTACTACAGTAGTTTCATATCTTTTACATTATGCAGTTTTTAATGATAATGTCAACATTGCAATTCTAGCAAACAAAGCAAGCACTGCAAAGGATCTTCTTGGAAGATTGCAACTTGCTTACGAGAATCTTCCAAAATGGATGCAGCAAGGTGTTGTAAATTGGAATAGGTTATCATTAGAACTTGAAAACGGTTCTAAAATTTCTGCAAACTCAACGTCCAGTTCTGCAGTTCGTGGTGGTTCATATAATGTTATTTTTCTAGATGAATTTGCATTCATTCCAAACAACATTGCAGATCAATTTTTTGCTTCAGTATATCCTACAATTTCATCAGGTAAAAAAACTAAAGTTATTATAGTTTCAACTCCACACGGGATGAATCATTTTTATCGCATGTGGCATGATGCTGAGCGTGGAAAAAATGAGTATGCGACAACACAAGTTCATTGGTCAGAAGTTCCTGGAAGAGATACTGCATGGAAGAAACAAACAATTGCCAACACATCTGAACAACAATTTAAAGTAGAATTTGAAACTGAATTTTTAGGATCAGTTGATACTTTAATTTCTCCAAGTAAACTGAACAGTTTAGTTTACGATGATCCTAAAACAAATGGAGAAGGAATGGATGTGTTTGTAGATCCAAATGATGATCATGATTATTTGATTACTGTTGATGTTGCTCGTGGAGTGGGAATTGATTATTCTGCATTTGTTGTCATTGACATAACAACATTTCCTCATCAAGTTGTAGCAAAATATAGAAATAATGAAATCAAACCAATGCTATTTCCAAGTGTCATCTATGAAATGGCAAAAGCATATAATAATTCATACATTTTATGTGAAGTCAACGATATTGGAGATCAAGTTGCATCAATTTTGAATTATGATTTGGAATATTCAAATGTTCTTATGTGTTCCATGAGAGGTAGAGCAGGACAGGTAGTAGGGCAGGGTTTTTCTGGTAAGAAAACTCAACTTGGGGTTAAAATGTCCAAGACTGTTAAAAAAGTTGGATGCTCTAATCTAAAAACTTTGGTAGAAGAGGATAAAGTAGTATTCAAAGATTATAACATTATTAGTGAACTGACAACCTTTATTCAAAAAAATAATTCATTTGAAGCTGAAGAAGGATGCAACGATGATCTAGCAATGTGCATGGTAATTTATGCTTGGTTGGTTGCACAAGATTATTTTAAAGAACTTACTGATCAGGATGTTAGAAAAAGATTGTATGAAGAACAAAGAAATCAATTAGAACAAGACATGGCTCCTTTTGGTTTTATTGATGATGGAGTGGGGGAAACATCATTTGTCGATGACCAAGGAGATAGATGGTATACCGATGAATATGGAGATATGAGTTACATGTGGGAGTATCAATAATCAAGGTAAAAATCGGTTTTTTATAAATAATTTTAGAAACATGAGATTACCGGAAGGAGAATTAAATGGCTAACTTAGGATTGGTATCTCCAGGAGTACTAGTTAGAGAAGTTGATCTTACTAGAGGAGGCATTACTGCTGAAATTGACAACGTTGGTATTCTGGGAATGCCCGCAGAAAAGGGACCAATTGAGAAAATTTATGAAGTAAGAAGTGAAAATGATTTAATTAAATATTATGGAAAACCAAGATCAACAAACGGAGAGTTTGAATATTGGTTTACAGCTTCTAGTTTTCTTTCTTATGGAGGAAGATTGAAAATTGTTAGATGTGACGATAAAGATTTGAGAAACGCCAATACTACGGGACTAGGAGCAACTAATTTTTTAACAACTTTAAAAATTAAAAATGATGATGATTTTACTGACAATTTCAATACTAATACAACATTTTCTTATGCTGCCAGAAATCCTGGAACATGGGCAAATGACTTAAAAGTCTGCGTAATAGATAATGCCGCAGATCAAATCTTAACGGTTGGTGCTGCTGCCACAGGAGCGATTACAGTTGGATTTGCAGTCACTCAAGCATTTCCATCTGGAGCAGTTCTCGCTGGAGTAGGAACAACATCAGTTCTTAATGGTTACCTTCAAGGAATTATTACTGGAATTGGATTTAGCACTATTGATGTTAAAATTACAAATAGAGTTTCCACTGCTGGGACTATTTTCCCAGCGAACTACAATCCAGCTTTATCCTCATTTTTTAACTTCAGAGTAGGATCAGCATCTAATGTTGGATTTGGAACCACTGCATCTGCAGGGAGCGGTATTTCA